GGGATAACATATAGCGATGCATGGAATGAAGGAGAGGGAATCGGCATTATTTACGACTCTACACAGAATACTTGGCAATCTGGAGACGAAGCAGCAGGTACTTTTAACATCTATGAGTTGAACTCTGGGTCGAAACAGGGTTTAAAGTTGAATGTCAAGGTCGAACCGATCATCGACGAGTCGGGATCCACAGTAGCATTCACTGGAACGAGGTGGCAAATACAGGAAATCATGAATCCTGGTACAAATTATGCTGTCGACGACGTTTTTCAACTTACCCACGCTCATACACACCCCGACAACACGACAACCACGTTCACACTGAACATCAAAATCACAAGTGTAGGACCTGTCGCAGGTCAATCAGGCACAATTTCTGATGTTTTACGAAAAGGAGACACTCTAAATGGTCATCAAATCACTCAAGTAGTGCACGGACCGTCTATTGATAGTGATTATGATACTTCAAAGGGTCTTTTCCCTTACCATTTTGCTTATTTGGACGGAAATGGAAGTAGTTTTACCAAAGATACACAATATACAAGCAACAGAGCACACCAAGTTACAGTAAGAGCAGGTAAAGGAATCGTTGATAGAGGATTTTTTGGTGGATTATACGAGTTTAGTGAAAAATCAGTTCAATATACTATAGGAACCGTTGATAGAAATGCTCCTGACATCTATAATACGTTAACTCAACCATCTACTACCGTAACGATAACTAATGGAAGAGTAACTAATGTAACTATTGATACAGATGGCGGAGGTTCTGGGTGGAATACACTTGGAAGAATACCAGAATTGAGTATTACTTCTCCAGTAGGTGCAACTGGAACACCTGCAGAGGTAGAAGGAGAGTTTACTAACGGAGTTTTGACGTCTGTTACAGTCATAAATGGCGGTAGCGGGTACTCTAGCACAAATCCGCCACAGGTTAGTGTCAGAAATATCCATAAAGTGCTCAATTCCGTAGCACCAAACGCTGCATTTAACGAAAACCGCGAGTCAAGGACTCTAGAAGTGCTCGATGCGTTCCCAAATATCGGAGATGCGTTCCCAACTTACACTGCAGAAGACCAAAAACGCGATAGAGACGCACTAATCGCAAATTCTCAGTTCCCTCCTTCACAAAGAGCGTATGAAAACACTGCGGACAGCGTACAATTCAAAACAGACCCCAATAATAAGCGAATCCACAACCTTCCACAGTCGGCATTTAACTCTGAGGACTTAGAACCTTACAAAAATGCCATGATAAACAAAGAAAACTACTCAAAAATCACAGAATACGATTTTGGGACATCTAATGAGGCAAGAGAGTTCAAAAATATGCTAATTAAGTCGCAAAAAGACGCAAATGACAATATTAATGCATATATGAACAGAATTACACAAGATGAACCAAATATTGCTAGGTATGATGAGTCATATATTGAAACTGTACAAGGACCTTTCTCAGAGTTACCATATGCGTCTCAATATACTAAATACTTTTTAAGGCAGTTTCGTCCTGATCCTAGAATTGATACTAGTATCACTGTGAATCTTAGTGTTAATGTAGCACAAGAAGGAACGAGTCATTTTAGTTGCCCACAACCTCCCGCATCAACTAGACTTGGATCACAATTTAGTTTTCTTAATGGACCTTCTGGTCCAGGATGTCAAAATTGGTCAGCATCGGGAAGTATGCTTATGTTGAATGATTTCACTCAATCAGCACAAACTTTGGCAAAAGCAACTGCTGCGTATGGTAATCCTTATCAAGTAACGTAATGGCAAGCGGACATCAAGCGTGTGCACTCTTTACAGGAACGTGTAGCGGACACGGAAGAGGTAATGGTGTGACTTGGCAACCTGGTCCAGGTGGTGGATTTGTTAGTCCTTGTCCACATGCATCACTTGCACCAACAATTTCACATAGAAGAGTTCCATTTGTTAATAGTTTTGCAACATGGCCACCTCATCCTCAAAGACCTAGGAATCCTCAATCAGGTGGGAACGATCCTTTTAACAGAACTGTAATAGTAAATGACTTAGTACCCATTATTGATCAAGATGACTTAATAACTCATCCTACTCGAACGAGATTTACTACAATATCAATAGGATTCAAATGTTTGACTGTTAGATCGACTCCTGCATGGCATTGTACAACTGGTGTAGGTGGAAATGGTCGTGAACCTTCTGTTGGACATAATAGAAGATTATTTGCAACGTGTAAAACAGTTTTTATAGAAGGTAAAAGAGCAGGTAGGTTTGCAGACCCGTTTGGAAATAATACTGTACCATTTGATTGCCTTAGCGTTGTATCTGGATCAAGTCCTAATGTTTTTATCGGAAGTTGAATAAATAGATTTAGGATCGGAGTAACTATGGTCGTAAAAGTAGACAAAAGTGAAGAGTTTGTCAAAAGTGGCAAAGTCTTGATAAGTGAGTATCCTACCAAAAAGGAAAAGGATGTAAAACCACTTAGCAAATGGCGTTAAAAGACATTGATGGTTCAGATTTTAAGCGTTCTCGTAGATTCGAGGATGTAAATATCTCATTGCCTAGAAATCCATTTACAAAAGACATATATGGTGTCTCAAATGAGAATGCAATCAAACAATCCATCAAAAATCTTGTTTTAACCGTTCCAGGCGAGAAACCTTTTCAACCTTTAGTAGGTTCTAGAGTAAATGAGTTACTTTTTGAACCACTAGACCCATTTATTGCTGATTCTATCAAGGATGAGATAATAAATACCATCAAACAGCATGAACCAAGAGTAGACCTGACTGATGTGACTGTTTTGCCTGTCTATGAGCGAAACCAAATTAATGTATCTGTTGAATATAGGATTGTCGGATTACCCATAGTTGAGAATATCACATTTGTCTTACAGAGACCTGAGTAATGCAACCAAACAACTTAACAGCACTAGACTTTGAAGATGTCAAAGCAAGTATCAAAGCATATCTAAGAACTCGAAGCGAGTTTACTGATTATGACTTTGATGGATCAGCATTGTCATATATGATCGACATGTTGGCATATAATACTTACTATACAGCATTCAACGCTAACATGTCGTTGAACGAGGCATTCCTACCGTCTTCTACTGTTAGAGATAACGTTATTAATATTGCAAAGTTAATGAACTACACTCCTAAGAGTGTAACTGCAGCGAGAGCATCATTAAAAATCGATATACAGACAACTCAAGCAAATGGAGTGTATCCTAGCACTGTTACTATAAGAAAAGGTCCAGTTGCGACAGGTGGTAACTATGTTTGGAACATTTTAAGAGACACTACTGTAGAAGTTAGTCCAACAACAGGTATTGGAACTTTCCCAGACCTTTGTGTGTATGAAGGATCACTTGTTAACTTTTCATACATTGTAAATACATTCGCAAATCAGACATATACCATTCCTTCCGCAGAAGCAGACATCAATACACTTAATGTTAGTGTAAGAGCAAACGAAACAGCAACAGCAGCAGATATCTACAACAGAGTTGATACTGTAACTAACCTAGCATCGACTACAAGGGCATTCTTCCTTTCAGAAGGTGAAGATATGCGTTTTAACGTTAGATTTGGTGATGACAGTGTTGGAAGAGCATTAAAAGACGGAGAAGTCGTAGTTTTAGAATATTTGGTAACTTCTGGTGCTGCAGCAAACGAAGTAAAGTCATTTAACTTCATTGGATCGATAATTGACTCATTAGGACAATCATATACAGCATCAGCAACCACTTTAACAGTAAATCACCGTGCACAACTTGGTAGTGCTGCAGAAAGTATAGAATCAATCAAATATAACGCACCAAGATTTTATTCTTCACAATATAGAGCAGTTACTGCTCAAGACTATGCTTTGATCACTCAAAGGATCTACAGTAACGCAGATTCTGTTGTTGCTTATGGTGGAGACAGTTTAAACCCTCCAGTTTACGGTAAAGTGTATATTGCAATCAAAACAAAAACTGGATCTCTTCTAAATGACGCTACAAAGAAAGAAATATCCGCAGACCTTAGGAAATACTCTATGGCATCGATTGACCCTGTTGTAGTCGATCCTGATAACGTCTACATCTACACAAAAGTGTTTGCACTATACGATACTGGTGCAGGATCTTCATCATCTCAAATTAAAACCAATATTCAGAATGCAATAGGACAATGGGCAAGTCAAACACAAATAAACAACTTCAACTCGACATTTAGAGGTCAAGCATACGAGAAAGCAATCACACTAGCAGATAATGCTATTTCTGACGTTTCTGTTCAAACAACTATTCTAAAATATATTAATCCTAATAGTAATCAAACTAATACCTATTGTATTAGCACTGGAGGAGAGTTATATAACTCTGCACCTAGTCAGGACGGTAATGAAGCATCTGGTTGTACAAAAGAACCAGTTATCTTGTCTGGTACGTTTAGAACTGCAGATAGACCTGGTGTAGATCAACAGTTTGAGGATGATGGTTACGGAAACTTAAAAACTTTCTATAATACAGGTAATAAGAAGGTATATACTAATAGTACAGCAGGTACAGTAAACTACATGACAGGTGAAGTCTGTTTTGGACCTATTAACATTATTAGTACAGGAACAAGCGTTCCATCATCAGCAGCAGTTAGTATTGTTGATAGTGTAACTGGTGCAGGAAGTGTTATTGATCCAACTCTTCTTCCAAGTGCAACAGATTTACAGATTCCAGTTATAATGATTCCTGCTAACAGTGGAACCATTCCTGCCTCAACACCAGGAACAATTATTAATATTATAAGTCCTGAGGTAACAGTATCACCGATTGGTACTACGCCACCTCCAACAATCCCTCTAAATAGTTTGACACCAACAACATTCGATAGTACACCGTCCGTAGTGGAAGTTGCACCGATTGATAATAGTGGTGGTCTAAACACATCAGTCTGCTTCTCGTAACTGTAAATGAACATTAATAAGGTTTCTCAGTCGATTGTTTCACAATCACCCGATTTTATTGGGTCAGAATACCCCCTGTTCAATAAATTTATTGAATACTATTATAAGTCACAAGAAAAAACTGGTTTAGGACAAAATATACTTAATAACTTCCTTCAGTATCTTGATATTGATAAACTTGATATAGGAATACTTGATGGACAAACAACAGTTGTGGAATCTGTCTCCGCAACAGATGATAAGATTGTAGTAGAGAACGTAGGTCCTTTCTTAGAAAAGAATGGATCTATTCTCATAGGCGATGAAGTTATATTTTACGAAGACATTGAAGCAGCACCATCTATATCTCTTACTCCAGGTATATCATATGAGCAGGTAAAACTAAAATGGACAACACTTGCTAACTTTATAAACGATTTTGATGGAGTTAAAACACAGTTCCCGCTTACTTCTCAAGATAGTCCCGTAGCACCTCCAAGTGCTCAACACCTGATCGTATCAGTATACGGAAAAATATTAATACCTAATACAGATTATACGGTATCTGGTAACAAGATTGTATTTACTACCGCGCCAAGAACTAAGTTACCTGCAGACGGTGCGGAAACAACGTACGTTTATTTCCTTAGTGGTTTTATTGAGAATACAATTTACGCATTAGATAACTTATCTGGCGCATTTGGTGATGGGAAGAAACAGTTTACCATAACTCGTAACGGAGAATCTTACGAACCCATTAATGAAGAGTATTTGAATGTAATATACGACAATAGACTACTAGTACCAAAGATAGACTATTTTATAGATAAAAATCAGTTCATATTTAAAACAGCACCTTTAAATGGACGTTTCTTATCAATACACTCTATAGAAGCACCTATACCTTCATTTGGTAATGGTGCGATTGGATTTGCTCGTGTTAGTGATACAGGAACTCTTACAAGTATATCATCTAGTGCTATTGGTTCTGGATATCGTTTTGAGTATCCTCCACAGGTCGCTATTAACTCAGAGGTAGGTTCTGGTGCTGCTGCTACCGCACTTGTTAATGGTTTGAAATCAATCACTCTACTAACAGGAGGAAAAGGTTACAGTACATCTAACCCTCCTGTCGTACAAGTACAATCACCAACTAAATCAGGATCCACTCAAGCAACGATTACCGCGACTGTTGCTAACGGTGCAGTTACGGAACTCAATATTACTAACTCTGGTTCTGGATATACATTTACACCTAGAATTACTTTTGTTCAACCAGGTGGAGCAAAACTAGGAACTCCTGTACTTAGCAACGAACAAATCGCTTCTATACCTGTTACTGATGGTGGTTTTGGATATACTACCGCACCTACAGTGTATATTGACGAACCAACAGGTACAAATCCAATCAGAGCAGCATTACAAGCAAATTTATCTACGGAAGGTAAAGTTACTAGCATTACCGTATTGAATGCGGGACAAGGATATACCACCACACCTAGAGTTGCCATAGTTGATCCTGTAGGTGCACAAGTCTTAGAAACAGTTGTTGACGGAGATGGACGTGTTATAAGAGTTGATTTACTTAATGGTGGTAGTGGATTCGATGATGTACCTTCAGTATACATCGTAGACAATAGAACTAACGGTGGAACTGGTGCTGCTGCTGTTGCATCTATTTTCAATGGTCAAATAACTGATATTAACATAAGTGCATTTGGTAGCGGATATTCTGCTGCTAATCCTCCTGAGATTGTAATACAATCTCCACCTCAAGCAAAAGCATCTGCTGAAATCGGTCTTAATGAAGTTACTGGTTTTGCTGTTACTGAAAATGGATCAGGATACAGAAAAGCAGCGTTTACTGGATGTGCCAGAGCAGCATCTGGTATTACATCATACACGGAAGATGGAAACGCAGTATTTACAAAAGATACTACTGCTGCAGCAGCGTCAATAGGTGCTACTGTAAAATGTCTTGACGCATTGTTTGTAAAACGACTATTAGACAAATATACAGAACAATTCTTACCTGATGTTCCAGAACTCGACTATTCTAAGATTGATGTAAGAACATCTATTAAAACTGTAAAAGATTTTTATTCATCTAAGGGTACATCTTTCAGTATCGCATATTTGTTTAAACTATTATATGGTGAGAGTGTCTCAGTTACATATCCAAAAGATCAAATCATCAAACCATCTGCTGCAACTTGGTCTATTGATACTATTCTTAGAGCAACTAAAGTTTCTGGAGATGCTGTTAATATAAGAGATGGATTGATTACACAGGACGCAGATATTGCTGATCCTAATGTTCAAGCAGCAAGTGCGTTAGTTGAAAACTATATTTCAATCAAAACATCAGATGTAGAGATATTTGAACTTGTTTTATCGGAAGAGACTATTACTGGCACGTTTACCGTACCTTATAAGACAAAACTTGCTGAACCTCTCAATACAACCGACTCAATCATTACGGTTGACTCTACTGTAGGATGGCCAGAAAGAAACGGTGAGTTTGTTATAGGTTCGGGTTCTAGGACAGAACTTGTGCAATATAAGGAAAAATCACTCAACCAGTTTATTGAATGTACACGTTCAGCAAATGGTGTTGTAGAAGATTGGGATTCTGCTACTCAGGTATCATCTAACTTTACTGTATTCATCAATAAAGGAACACTACAAGAAGTAGTGATGAACATAGTAGGTATAGTTGATGCACAGCAAACAACACTAACTGATACTGGTTCTTACTACCTACCAGGTGACAAACTAACAGTTTCTAAACTAGGTGGTAGTAGTATTGATCCTCATTTGACTACTTGGTTATACAACGTTAAAAAGTTAATATCAGTCACAGGTATAACATTTGGTGGTGTTAATAATCAGTTTGCTACAGTAACTTGTGCAAATAATCATGGATTACTTGTTGGAGATCAGGTTACAATCTATGGTGCTAACCCAATCATCTATAATGGTACATTCTTAGTTACATCTAGAGATACAAATACCATATTCCAATATCAACTACCTCAACCTGCAACTGTAACTCCTCAGGGTAATATTCTTGTATCTGTTGACTTAAATAAAGGTAAGTCTGATAGCACTGCAGTATTCAATGCAATCGGACCATATACAACTAACGTACAAAACTCATTCTTCAATACACAGTATGCATATCTAGCATCTACTGGTATACCTAACTATAAGATTGGTCCGTTTCCTGGTTCTGCTCTTTTACCAGGTAACCAACGTAAGTTAAATCGTTTCCCTATAGTTTCTACAACTATATCAACTAAAAACTCTATAAATCCTGGACCTATTGGTACATGGGTAAATGGTGTATCAATCTGGTCATATAAGTCAACTAAAAAGAAAACATTTGGTGCTATTACCAGTGTTAGTATAGCAAATGCAGGATCCGACTATGATGCTGCATCTCCTCCTGTTTTGACTATCTCAGGTGGTGGAGGAACAGGTGCGACTGCTAGTGTTACTGTTAATGGTTCTGTTAGTGAAATTACAGTTACTAATGGTGGTTCTGGTTTTATTGCATCTCCTCTAGTATCAATCGTTGGCGGTGGAGGTTCTGGTGCTGCTGCAACTGCTATTATAACAAAAGGTGTTGTATCTAGAATTCTTATTAACTCTGGTGGTACTGGATATACTTCACAACCATCTATTACTATTGTTGGTGGCGGTGGTACTGGTGCAGAAGCAACTGCATCTGTTCGTGGTCCTATTCAAGCAGTCACCGTGGGATCAGGAGGACAATCTTACACATCCACACCTAGTGTTACACTTAGTTCGGGTAGTGGTGCTGTTGCACAGGCTATAGTCAACAACGGTAGAATCATATCTATTGCGATTATATCGGCTGGTTCTGGATATACAACTGCACCTGAGATTACCATACAAGGTGAAGGTTTTGGTGCGGTTGCTAGAGCAACTATAGACACTGATGGAGAAAACGCAGGTAGAGTTACTAGTATTACTATTGTAAACAGAGGTATTAGTTATGTACAGGGAACTACTCTAATCAATTTAAACTCAGTTGGTCAAAATGCCTCATTTACTGCTAATGTATTCCAATGGACTTATAACTTACAAAAATCAACAACATTTGATGGTGCTAAAGGTTCTGTATTTGAAGGATATAATAATCAGTATGGTGGTGAGTATGCACACTTAAGTAATCCTCAAACACTTAGATATATTCTTGGTGATAACTTATTTGAAAATACAGCAGGTTTAATAAAAGAAAAAGAAGATGGATTACAACACTCCCCTATTGTAGGTTGGGCATTTGATGGTAACCCAATATACGGTCCTTATGCATATTCAGATCCTACTGATCAATCATCTCCTATAGCAAAACTCAATACATCATATAGACTTAGAACTAATCTAGTATATGATGTAGATTCTAATCCAACTCCTGTTAGAGTAGCAGGACCTTTACTAACTGAAGAGGTAGCAGGTAACTTTGTAGAAGACTATGAATATGTTTTTGGTCTAGGTGCACTTGATCAATATAATGGTAGATTCTGTAAAACACCTGAGTATCCTGATGGTAGATATTGTTACTTTGTTACTATAGATTCTACAGAAGATGGTAATCCATTATTTCCTTATGTACTAGGACCTGACTTTAACTCTGTTGTAGATACTTGGAACTTAAGTGCAGATGCCATTCAGCAAAATATTCCTACTGGTGTTGTTAGATATCGTGATCCCTATGAGAATGTTGATATTGACGTTGAGAGGGCACCAAATGCCTCTACAAACGCTATAACTCTAGAAAATGGTGATATACTACTATTTGAAGTAGAAGATGAAGATAAAAGTGGTGTTATTGAACAAGCAGAGATTGATGATCCAGATCAAGTTTTTGAAGAGTCTCCATTACAGTTATTTGATTACTTCCCAACTGTTAAGTTAGATTCTAAGGTTGATATTGAAGTTGAAACTACTACTAAGTTTGAAGACGCATCTGTAACTGGATTTACTGTTGAAAACCCAGGTATAAACTATCAGGTCAATGATAGATTGATGTTTGATAATACTGATACTGATGGTAGTGGTGTTTCTGCTCGTGTTTCTAGAATTGCAGGTGAGGCAGTAGAAGCATATGGTTTTGAGAATATAAGTGGTAATAACTTTGGTAAACTTACCACAGTCAATCCTCACAACCTACAACCAGGTGACAGCGTATTTGTTGACTATACTCCTGTCATGGCAAACACTAATAAAACATATGTTGTTAGGCAGTTCAAAGGTATTGAGGAGATAGTAATAAATCAGACTGGATCTGGATATAATACAGATATTCCTCCAACTATTATCATTGATGGTAATGGTACTGGTGGTGAGTTGGAAGCAGTTGTAACATCAGTTGGATCTATTGAAAACGTTAATATTATAAACTCAGGTTGGGGATATACAAGTAATCCTAGAGTTATCCTTTCACACCCACAGGTATTCAAAAAAGCAGATTACTACATTGCTAAGTTCAGTAATGCACAGTATGTAAAAGTAAATGATGTTTATGTAAACTCTGATAAAGAAGTTTATCTTTGTGGAAAAACTAAAGATTCATCAGGTAATGCTGTTGCATTCCTAACAAAACTATCTGCGTCTGGTGTTAAGGAATGGGATAAAACTTTAGAACTAGTATCTGGTCAAGAAGAGTCTGAGTTTATCAGACTATTTGTTGACGGTCATGATATATGGGTCGTTGGTGAAAATAAACCAAACAGTTCTATTCTTTCACAATATAATCCAGACATTGTGCTTGCTAAGTATGTTGAGGCATCAAATGGTCTAAGTGCTACTTTATCCTTCCAAAAAGGATATGCAGGTATATCTGGTTCAACTCGTGCTGATCATATTACATGTATTAAGAAATTTTCTGATACTAGATTTATTATTGGTGGTTTTACCAATACTAACTCAGGAGCACCTTATGATGCTTTTGTTGCTTCTATTGACACTAATGGTAACTTTGCAATCAAGAGAAAACTTGCTTCTCCTAATAAATCTGAAAAAATTACTGATCTTCTAATCAATGGAAATGATGTATATGCTTCTTTAGAAGTTGCAGCAAATAATTCTGCTACTGATATTGATGTTGCAGTTGCTAAGATTACTTTTGGTACAACTGCTATTACTATAGACTGGATTAACCAGTATGCAAATAGTCTGTACTCTATGTTAAACTCAAGTATTTCGATTGATGAGTTTAATGAAATCTATATTACTTGTGGTCTAAGATCTAAAGCAGATAACACAACTAGAGATAGTTGGTGGATTGGTAAGATAGACACTACAGGTGCTCTTATTTGGAACTACAGATATGTCGCTCCAGGTAGAGAACTAACTATGGCAGCAACATCTGCTATTGA